GTTCCCACAAAAAGAAATGGGTGGTGGTTCAGGTTTGAAGTACGCCGCTTCATCAATTATATATCTAAGTAAAAGAAAAGACAAAGACGGTACCGAAGTAGTTGGTAATATTATTCATTGTAAAAATTATAAGTCAAGATTAACAAAAGAAAATGCAATGATTGATGTTAAGTTAACATACAAAACAGGACTAGATAGACACTATGGTTTACTAGAACTTGGTGAAGAATCTGGTATTTTTAAGAAAGTATCTACAAGATTTGAAATGGATGACGGTACAAAAGTATTTGGTAAAACTATCAACGAAAATCCAGAAAAGTATTTTACAAAGGAAGTATTAGATAAGATTGATGAACACACAAAAAGAAAATTCACATACGGACAAGACGAAGACTAGAAGATATACCTTTGCTCAAAAAGAGGGCGAAGAACATTCTTGTGTCAAGTTAACCGAAGGCAAATATAAAGATGTAATCTATCATTATGGTAGAGTTGCGTTTGCACCAGAATCAGAGAAACAACCTGATGGTAAGTTGCCAATGAAGTTTGATTATACAATTGATAAAAATCCTAACAATCTAATCCTGCTTGACAATTCTGAGTTTATAGATTATATTGGTGATATTTTATTAGAACTACTGGAGGAAAAATTACATAATGGTACAGCAATCACGGATTGAAAATACAATACTAGCCAGCCTCTTCTTTAAAGAAGATTATACTAGAAAAGTTTTACCTTTTATCAAAGAAGAATACTTTGGTAATCGTGTTGAACAGTTAGTGTTTGGTGAAGTGTTTAAATTTGTTGAGAAGTATAACAATCTTCCTACTAAAAATGCTATTGAGATTGAACTGAATAGTAGAAGAGATATCAATGAAGAAGAACTACAACACATAAAAGATTACATTGTTGCTATTGAAGATAGTGATACTGATATTAAATGGTTGTTAGAAACTACAGAAAAGTTTTGTAAAGACCGTGCTGTTCACAATGCAGTATTAGAAGGTATAAAAATACTTGATAACAAAGATAAGAAACAAACACCTGAGGCAATACCTCATATCTTATCAGAGGCATTGGCTGTATCATTTGATAAGTCAGTTGGTCACGATTACATAGAAGACGCAGAGAGTAGATTTAAATACTATCACACTAAAGAAAAAAGATATCAGTTTGATTTAGATTACATGAATAGAATTACCAAAGGTGGTGTTCCAAGCAAAACATTAAACATTGCTCTTGCTGGTACTGGTGTTGGTAAGTCCTTGTTTATGTGTCATGTTGCTTCAAGTTATTTGTTGCAAGGTCTTAATGTATTGTATATCACATTAGAGATGGCAGAGGAAAGAATTGCAGAAAGAATTGACGCAAACTTATTAGATGTTACCATGGAAGACCTACATGATATGCCAAAACAATTATATGATGGTAAGATTAAAAAGGTCAGAGAGAAAACACAAGGTCAACTTATTATCAAAGAATATCCAACGGCTTCTGCTCATAGTGGTCATTTTAAATCATTGATTAATGAATTAGCTTTAAAGAAATCTTTTAGACCAGATGTTATCTTTATTGATTATCTAAACATTTGTGCTAGTGCTAGATTTAAAGGTGGTAATATTTCATCTTACTTCTATATCAAAGCAATCGCTGAAGAATTAAGAGGTCTTGCAGTAGAACATGATGTGCCAATCTTTAGTGCAACACAAACAACTAGAACTGGTTTTGTAAGTACAGACTTAGGTCTTGAAGATACCTCAGAATCTTTTGGTCTTCCGGCAACTGCTGACTTTATGTTTGCCTTGATGTCAAATGAAGAACTAGAACAACTAGGTCAGATGAAAGTAAAACAATTGAAGAATAGATATAATGACCCAAGCGTAAACAGAGCATTCATTATTGGTGTTGACAGGTCTAAAATGAGATTGTATGATGTAGAACAAAAAGCACAAAACATTGTTGACTCAGGCCAAATAGCAGAAAAAGAGGATGCTTATAATAAGTTTAGTGAATTTAAATTGTAATATATGGTAAAGACTAAAACACAAAAGGTAAGATTTCATAGAGGCGATAAAAGGCCAGGTAATAAGTTGGGACAAACAAAATTGAGTTATAAAGTAGATATGATAAAAGAAGGCCGTAAGATTTTATGGCATGTAGTAGAACAACCAACAAACAATATTGTTGGTAAATACTTCTTTGAAGATGACGCAATGGTATTAGCAGACTTTCAAAACAAACACAAAGTCTGGCAAGTAAACGGAGGAATACCTAGATTCCTCTGGAATTATGTAGCAGGTTCCTATAACTAGTTGACAATTACTCCTAAATAGTATAAGGAGTAATAATGTTAACAAAACCACAAGTATTAATAATAGAACAAGCAACAGCGAAAGCTGGTGGTAAACTATCTTTTGAACAAAAGAAATCCACTAGAAATGTAGCTGTCTATTTTGTTCGTGCTTCTAATAGACCAGACGCAAGAAGAAATATACAAAACTTTTTAAAGTCTAAGAAAATAGATATTACTGAAAAGAAAACCAGTTTATCTAGTGAGAACATTACAGAGTTTGTAATAGGTACATATACTGTCAGAATAGTATATAAACCTATGTCTGGTGGTATGACAGAAACAACATTGAACTCTACCATTACAGAATTAGTACCTTGCATTGCATTTCTAAATGGTTGTGTAGAAAGAAATCCTGATAAACTATATGAAAAAGTATTAGGTTATCCTCAATCACAAAAGTGTTATGTAAATAAAGCAGACCAGAAAGCTGGTATAGATTTCTTAGAAGATATGCCAAAGTCATCTAAATTTAAAGAGAAGATGATGAACGCAGTTGCTATTACAAAATATCTTGAAGATATGCATAGTAAAAAGAAAATAAAAAATGTATTCTGGACATACAGAGCAAAACCAGCTGGTGTTCCTGCTAACTCACCTGCTGATATAGTAATTCTATTTCAAGATATGACTATGTTAGGTGTTTCTTTAAAAGCAGGTGGTGAGTCTACTAAAGAGCCTTTACTAAACACATATGTTAATAAGATATATTATCATTTTGAACCAACTGGTACTCAAATTAAAAGATTAAGGGAAGACTTATATCTTAATACTTATTCTAAAATACCAGGTATAGAAAGTAAAAGATATGATGAAGTTGGTGCTGAAAGAAATAAATCACTAGACGCTTTAGAAAACTTTGAAAATACAGACCTACAAACCTACGAAAAATATTATGACGCAAACTTGGCCATAATAAGAAACAAAATGGTTTATACAATGACCAAAGATATTAAACTGTTTAAAAAGTATTGTAATAGTCAGATACTTAAACAGAGTGATGTACCAGTTACAATTATTAAAGCAGTAAATGATACATATAAAGAGATAAAAGATAGTAATAGATTGAGTGTATTGTTACAACAAGCCACAAGTGTAGAGGGTATGGTGTCTATATCATCTAAACAAAACTTTGATATTAGAATAAAACGGTTTAGTGAGGTCTTAGGAACCATGAATATGTCAGTTAGGTCTAATAAAGTAGGTGTTCAACACAAATTAGGTCAATTTTTCAACTTGGCTGTGAAGTACAATGGTCTAAATGAATAAATAGTATTGGTATTTGTTAATGAATTTGCATGAAAGGGCTTGCCAAACCTCACAATTTATAGTATAATGGACAAAAATGAGAGAGAAAAATGTTTAATTTTAAAGGTTTCCTTACACAGGACAAGAACACACACTTAGAACATCTTGAAGATGATATCATCAATAGAGGTGCAGTAGGTGGTGACAACGCAATAAACTTCCTAAAATCAGTTAGAAATATGTTAGCCGGTACTACTGGCAGTAAAACAAATATAACTGTTAAATGGGACGGTGCGCCTGCTATCATTTGTGGTATCAATCCAGAAAATGGTAAATTCTTTGTTGGTACTAAATCAGTATTCAATGTAAATCCTAAAATCAATTATACTGTTGCAGACATTCGTAAGAACCACGGTGGTGTGGTTGCACAGAAATTAGAAGTTTGTCTTGCACAACTAAAAAGATTAAACATCAAAGGTATTCTACAAGGTGACTTGTTGTTTACCAATGATAAGAAAGTAATCTCTATAGATGGTGAGAAGATGTTATCTTTTACACCTAACACAATTACATATGCAGTACCACAAAATAGTGGCATTGGTAAAAGAATTGCTACTGCTAAAATGGGTATAGTATTTCATACACAATACAATGGTAAAAAGATGAATAGTTTATCTGCCAGTTTTGGTACAGTAACAGGTTCATCAAACAGAAATGTATTTTTGGCAAGTGCAGCTTACCAAGATACTGCTGTACTATTTCCTAAATCAGAGTTATCTAAATTTGATTCACAGATAAGAATGGCTGAAGGCTCTCTTAGAAAAGCCTCTCCTGTTTTAAACTTAATGAGTAAAAATATAACAGATGACCTATCTGTAGGTTACAGACTTAAAACATACTTCAATCATTTTATTAGAAATTCAAATAGTAGTATGGATAAAGTTGCAGTTATGCAAAAACAATTCAGAGATTACTTTGAAAGTGTATTACAGAATGAAATAGATAGTAGAAAAACTCCAAAAGGTAAAGAAAAATTTATTAAGGCAAAGAAAGATGGTCTACAATTTATTGATAGAAACAAACAAGCATTATACTTTGCTATCGCCTCACACATTACATTAGGTGTGGCAAAACAAACTCTTTTACAAAAAATGAATCAGATACAGAGTATAGGTAATTTCATTAGAACATCAACAGGTTATAGAGTGACAGCACCAGAGGGTTATGTTGCAGTTGATAAAGTTGCAGGTGCAATTAAACTAGTAGATAGATTAGAATTTAGTAGGCAAAACTTTACTATGCCTAAAGGTTGGAATTAATGAAGTCATTTAAACAATACTTCTTTGAAGCAATCAATGGACCTAAAATCATTATGATTGGTGGACCAGGTTCTGGTAAATCAACTTACTCAGAATTACTAAAGAAAGAATTAGGTATCGCCCACATATACACAGGCGATATGATGAGAGCATTGTCAAAAGAAAATACACCAGACGGTAAAAAAGTAAGAGAACTATTAAAAAAAGGTGAATTTGCACCAACACCAATAGTTATAGACGCAGTAAAAGAAAGAATGAAACAACCAGACGCCATGAAAGGTTATGTGTTTGACGGTTTCCCTAGAAATACTGAACAAGCAGAGGCAATGGAAGACAAAGGCATTGAGTATGACTATGTTATCAATCTTGTGGTATCAGAGGAAGAAGTTATTAAAAGACTAACTGCCAGAGGTAGAGCGGACGATAAACCAGAGATTATAAAGAATAGAATTAAAGTGTACCACAGAGAAACAGCACCTTTATTGACTTATTACAAAGATGAGATAATAAATATTAAAGCAGAGGGTAGTACACCAGAATTAATAACAAAAGAAATTATAAAGAAAGTACAATGAAAAAATTTGACGACATAAGATTTCAAGACCTACAAGAGGGGTTATATGACCCTAATATCTTCAAGGCATTTTTCCTTGCAGGTGGTCCAGGTTCAGGTAAATCATTTGTTACAAACAGAGCATTTGGTGGTTCAGGTTTAAAAACTATCAACTCAGATAATGCATTTGAAAGGTCGTTAAAGAAAAATGGTCTATCACTAAAAATGCCTGAAGATGAGGCAGAAGCTAGAGATGTAATCAGAGCAAGAGCAAAGGCTATGACAGGTAGTCAAATGGATTTATCAATCAAAGGTAGATTAGGTTTAGTTATTGACGGTACAGGTAGAGATTACGATAAGATTAAAGAACAAAAAGCATTATTAGACCAATTAGGTTATGATAGTTACATGATATTTGTAAACACAACCTTAGAAGTTGCATTACAAAGAAACTCTGTACGAGAAAGAAGTGTGCCAGAATACATTACAAGAAAGTCTTGGGAACAAGTGCAATCTAATATTGGTAGATTTCAAAATACTTTTGGTATGGGTAATATGATTATCATTGACAATAGTAAAGATGATAAAGAACTTACTACTGTAGTTATGAACAAGTGTTCTCAGGCAGTAAGAAGATTACTTAGTAATAAAATTAAGTCATACACAGCAAAAAGATGGATGGCCACAGAGAGAAGATTAAAAAGAAGATGAAAACATTTAAAGAAAGTATCATAGATATACCTAGAAAAACATATGCTCAGGCTGTGTTTGATGAGGCTGATACTAACAACCCTAAAATCAAACCTAGTGTTAAGGCATTGATTGATAAACAAATAGAGATGTTTGAAAAAGAATATCCTGTTGTTAAGGTTGGTCTTATTGGTTCTATTCTTACTAAAAGATATAGAGCAGACGCAGATTTAGATTTAAATGTTTTGTTTGATGTACCAAAAGAAAAGAGAGAAGAAGAAAGAACTAGACTATCTAAAAAGTATTTGTCAGCTGCTTCTCCTGATAGTATTCAAGGTAAAAATATACCTGGTACAAAACACCCTATTAACTTTTATTTTATTACAGACATGGCAACATACAACGACCAAGAAAAAAAGGCAGACGCTGTATTTGATATTGAAGATAATAAATTTATTAAAAGACCAGAAGATTTTACCTTTGACAAATCATTATATCTAAAAGACTTTGAAAGAAAAGTACAAGAAATAGATGTAGTAAAAGGAGAACTAAAAAGAGATATTATTGATTACAGAGAACTTGAAGAACTATCACCAGATGATATACTAAATCTACAAGAATTAATCAACGAAAAATTAGATGAGATTGAAGATAGTATCAAAGATATTATTAAAATAGGTGATGGTGTTGACGCTGATAGAAGAAAAGCGTTTGATACAGATATGTCACCAGATGAAATACGAAAATACGGAGTTAAAAATCGACTACCTAAAAATGTTGTGTACAAAATGTTAGAGAAATACCATTACTTAAAATTCTACAAAAAATGTAAGACAATTTTAGATGATGGTAAAGTAACTGATAAAGAGATTGACGACCTAGAAATGCATGAAGCAAAAGGTAAGTCAGTTTCGTTTGCATTTGGTAGATTTAATCCACCTACAATTGGTCACGAAAAACTTATTAACAAAGTTAAATCATTACCTACAAATGATTACAAAATCTTTTTAAGTAGAAGTAATGACCCTAAAAAGAATCCACTATCTCCTAGAGATAAATTATCTATTATGAAAAAGATGTTTCCTACACATGCAAGAAACATTGAAATCAACCAGACTAATATGGTACTTGACATTGCTACAATGTTGTACAAGAAAGGTTACACAGATGTAACTATGGTTGCAGGTTCAGATAGAGTAAGAGAATTTGAAACCATACTAAAGAAATATAACGGCGTATCATCAAGACATGGTATGTATGACTTTGATACTATAAAAGTTGTATCTGCTGGTGAAAGGGACCCCGATGCCGAGGGTGCTTCAGGTATGAGCGCTAGTAAAATGAGAGCTGCGGCTGCCAAAGGTGACCTTAAAAGTTTTGAAAAAGGTTTACCAAGAGGTGTTAATGCAGATGACATTATGAAACAAGTTAGAAAAGGTATGAACTTAGCCGCTAACTATTTACATATGAGAAACTTAAAACCTATTGCTAGTTTAGAACAGTTTGAACAACAACAAATTAGAGACCTTTATATTAGAGAACAGATATTTAATATTGGTGATACAGTAGATTATATCAAAGAAGACTTACAAGGTAAGGTAGTTAGAAAAGGTACTAATTATATTGTAGTTGAAGATAGTAAAAACAATTTGCACAAAGCATGGATATGGGATTGTATTCCTGTATCTACAACAAATAGAGAGGCTGAAATGAGAGAACATAACTTAAATGTTGATTATGGATTTGAAGCTGTATCTGAGGTAAAAGAAGACATGGATGCTCAACCTCAGGACAAAGATGTGAAGAAGAAAGACGGTACACAACCTAAGAAGTATTATAAAGACCTTAAAAAGGGAACTAAAGATAAGAGAGCAGACCATTTTAAGAATAAAGATACTACAAAAAATGATAACAGTCCAGCGCCAGGCGACAAAGGTGCTAAGACTAAACCAAGTATTCATACTAAGAAATTTAATAAAATGTATGGTGAAGTCTATGAAATTGGTACACCAGAGTACACAAAACACACAATTGACATGACACCAGGTCAGGAAAACCCTATAAAGAAAGTAAAAGGTTTCTTAGATAGAGAAAAAGAGAAGCCATCCGAAAAAGATATTAAAGAATGGGCAAGTACAGAGTCCACAATGAATAAATATAAGCAAAGATTTAAAGAACAATGGGAGGCCAAACTACAAGATGTAGTGGCCAAAATGATAGAGAAACTATAATGAAAACTTTTAATGAATTCGATAACATAGATGAGGCATGTGAAGAGTGTATATTTGAACATGAACAAGAGGGTATTTACGAAGCTGAATATCAAGGTAAAAAAGTAAAACTAAATGACCCCGTTAGAGGTGGTTCTAAGAAGTTTTATGTTTATGTTATGGACGGTGATAAAGTTAAAAAGGTTTCATTTGGTGATACAACAGGTTTAAGTATTAAAAGAGATGACCCAGCGAGAAGAAAAAGCTTTAGAGCTAGGCACAGATGTGACAATCCAGGTCCTAAAACTATGGCAAGATACTGGTCATGTTATCAATGGAGAGCAGGAGCAAAGGTAAATAACTAATGAGTAAATACAGACAAACAATGGCCGAAGCTTACGCTCAGGTACAAATAAAAGAAAACGATTATCTAAAATCAAAATTAAACGATACACAAATTGCAAACATCAAGCAATTGTGGATGAAAAAGACTGCTAGAGATGTGACACCATCTGTCAAAGACATGATTAAAAAGATGGACATACCTACACAGTTAGCAATCAAACATGCAAACATCAACCAATTATCTAAATTAGTTGAAACACTAGACGAAAGTTTTAGTGACGCACAAGTAGCTATGCTTAAAAAACAGTATGAACCTATGAGAGGTAAAACAATCTCTATTGCTAATGCAAATAAATTAGGTGACCTATTTACAAAGTTTGATAAAGATAAGAATGCTTTAGAAAAATTATACGGTGGTAATATACCATTTGTATCTGTCATGGCTATGACAAGATTAATGACCAAACATGGTTACAAAGCAGACGCATTAAACAAACTTAGAAAAGAAGAGAGATTTCCTTTAGAAGAAGAAAAGGAACTTGAAATCTTAGACGAAGCTACACTAGAATCAGTAGAGATTACTGAGGGTAAAATTGATAGTAAGAAATTTGATAGTTTGAAGAAAGGTGATTCAATGACAATCACTTATAATTCAACTATGTCAGGTACAACTGTTAAGAAATTTATTGTAAAGAGTAAGAGTAGAAGTGCGAAGTACAATACAGATAAAGTAACAATGTATCCTGATGGCAACCCTAACATGGCAAGATTTTTCTTATACAAAAGAGCAAGTGGTGATGTATCAATGGCAACAGGTGATATGGCAGCTACAATTACAAATGTTAAAGAAGAAACACTTTTAGAGTTTACAACTCAACAAATTAAAATGGCATATGGTGTTGCAAACGATAAACGATACAAAGGTGGTAACTATTCAGGTGCTGTTGCAGCTATCGAAAAGATTGCAAAAGGATTATCTTCACATCCAGATGTACAAAATGTTCTTAAAAGAACTAATGAAAATTTAGACGAAGGTAAAATGTCAGACATTGACGCCATGCAAAAAGATGGTAAGTCAGCGGCTGAGATTGCTAAGTTAATGAAACTAGATGTTAAAACTGTTAAGAGTATTTTAGGTGAAGAAGAGATACATGAATTTAAAAAGATGACAGTATCTTTTAAAACGCATGACATGATGTCCAAAGCTTCAACTGATTTAGCAAAACAAGGTTTTACTATTTCAGGAACAATGAAAGCATTAAAAGTAGATGGTAAAGGTGCAGACCTTAACAAGTATGCTACAGATTTACAAAACAATTATGGTGCAACAGTAAGAGCAGAGAGTTACACAATAGATGAAAGCGCTGACGAAGATAGTTACAATCCTATTACAGAAGCTTGTTGGGTAGGTTATAAAAAAGTAGGCATGAAGAAAAAAGGTGACAAGATGGTACCAAATTGTGTACCTGAATCTGTACAAGAAGCAAAAGAAGAAGAGCCTAAAGAAGAAAAGTCAGACGATAAAGAAAAATTAAAGTCTGAACTTGAAAAGAAAGACGCAGAAATTAATGCTTTAAAAACTAAAGCAGAAACAGAAAAAGCTAAAGTTACCAAAAAAGAAACTGAAAAAATGGTAAATCCTGAAACAGGCGAACCTTTATTACAGGTTGGTATTGCATACAAACATCTTAAAGATAAGATGATGAAAGCAAAAGAAAAAGAAGAAGTACAAGAGGCTAAATTTAGACTTGAAGGTGAAGTTGATTACAAAAACAAACCATATCCTGAAGACTTTGAAATGGTTGTAAATGCTATGAATCCTAATGACGCTAAGAAACAAGCAGAAACAAATTTAAGTAGAGGCGGTAAAAAAATAAACGCTTTAGAATTTAGCAAAGTTGTAAAAGAAATGGCCAATGATAAAGCATATGCTATTGGTATGGCAACTGCTAAAAAGAAATTCAATGATGAGCCACCTTTAGACAAGAAGACTATTAAAAAAGGTCACGAAATCGGAGATAAATTATCAAAGATGAAGAACGAAGACCACCCAGCTAAACAGATGTTTGAACAAATTGAAGGTCTGAAAAACAAAGCTGAAAAATCTGGAATGCCATACGGTATTCTAAAAAAAGTTTACGATAGAGGCATGGCTGCATGGAGAGGTGGACACCGACCAGGTACTACACAG